ACTGACCACATACAACAGATGAACGATTTAACAACGCCCTTTTTGACGAGAACAGGGCAAATAAATACTTTCTTCATAGAGGCCGAAGGACATCGGTACGAAGTATTTATTGAGGGCGACTTTACATACAACAACAACTTCAATGACCTTGGAGAGGAATTAAGAACCTTCTCAACCGACATTAGCTTTAGAGTTCTTGGCTATCTAATGGGTGAAGGCCCAAACGATGAACAGCCTAAAATTTCAATTGTTGAAAATGCTGTTGAAGTGAAGATCCCCAGAGAGAGAGTTATTGTCGGAGACATTAACGAACTCACAAAGAAATCATTTTATCGCGAGTAGTCTTTTGACTGTCTCAATAACTATTTATTTTGAATGTTACTACTAATAGGAGTAATCAAATATGGCTGACGAAAGAAAGTTTAGATTCGTATCTCCCGGTGTTTACATCACCGAGATTGATAGATCACAAATTCCCACACTACCTGACCTTGTTGGGCCTGCTATTGTAGGTCGCGCTGCTCGTGGACCAGCATTTACACCAATCCGGATCTCATCACTCTCAGAGTTTGAGAATGTTTTTGGTGGAACTGTGCCCGGTACTCAGCAACCCGGTGATGTTTGGAGATTTGGTGCTCTTAATGCACCAATGTATTCTACTTACGCTGCCTCTGCTTATCTTACTGTTGGCGCAACTCCTATCACCTACATGCGCCTTCTTGGCGTAGAGTCAGATGATGCTTCGGCCTCCGGGTTTGGTGCTGCTGGCTTCGACGTAGGAGCAGGAACTGATAACGCCGCCCCAGCATCCACCGCTGGTGCATTTGGTCTATTCCTATTCCAGAGTGGAACAACCTCCACCACAGGTACACTAGCTGCTGTTGTATACTCTTCAGGTTCAGCCCTTTACCCTTCCGGTACTCTTGTTGGCGGCGATGGTACTGGTGCAGGCATGAACATTCTCATAGAGTCTGACAGTACATCACCTGAGTTTGTTATAGAATACAAAGATGGCGTCAAAACTTACAAGCAGAAAGTTTCTTTGGAGGTTGGAGCCCCTAACTACATTAGAGACGTTCTAAACACCAATCCACAGCTTATCGACTACAGAAGAAACGGTCTATCCTCAACATATGATTCAGTTGAAAATCCAAATTCTAAAGTCAAATACTGGATTGGTGAAACTTACGAGAGAGCAGTCAAGGAAGAAGTTATTGATCTAAATGGTACAAACACTTTCTTCGCAGCCATGGTGCCGCTCATGAAGGAGACGACTTCTGGACTTGCAGACAGGACAGATGGTTACCGTGAGGCTCACACTCCTTGGTTTATTTCTCAGGACTTAAGTGCAAATACTAGCTCCTTTGATCCAGCCGACACAGATCGAGTTAAGAGATTGTTCAAATTTGTTACACTTGATGGTCAGGGCGAGTTTGCTAACAAGGGACTTAAAGTTTCAATCGCAAATGTTGCCTACTCACCTAACGATAATGTTAACTTCGGTAGCTTCGATGTCCTCATCAGAAGAGCAGGAGACAACGATAATCAGCCAGACGCTGTAGAGCAGTTTAGCGGCGTCAATTTGAATCCTAACTCCGCAGATTATATTGTTGCACGAATCGGTAACAGTTACCGTGAGTTTGATCAAGCTGATCGCGTACTCAAGGAGTACGGAGAATTTCCAAACATATCACAGTACGTCCGTGTTGTAGTAGGCTCAGCCGTCGAAGCGGGTGATACACCTGCGTTACTACCTTTCGGCTACTACGGAATTCCAAAGTTTGCTACTGCAATAGCTTCAGGCTCACAGCAGCATAATTTCTCTGACCGCTGGGTTTCCAACAAGGGATACAGCGCAGACACAAACGCTTCGACGAATTTTATTATCTCCTCTTCACAGGACATTACTGCCTCCATTGGCTTCCCAGACATTCCTGTTCGCCTAACTGCTTCACGGCCAACAACTAAAAGAATTAACTACTTCGGTGTTAGTGCAGAGACTTCGCAGGATAGCGGAGTTTATAGCGAAGGCTATGTTGACTACACTCGTTTCTTGGGATCAAGTGTTATTGGCAAGTCTAGTTGGGTCGATGATTTTGGCCTTGGGTCTCTACCAACGGGTATTACACTCCAAGACGCCTTTACTCTTGACGAGCTTGTTGTCACAAGGCAGTCAAACTACAACTTTGCGACACGTCCAAGAAACAATATTCTTGAAGTAACCTTTACTTCAGGTTCCCGCGTAGCTGGAACAGCATTCAACTGTTCTTCATCAGCTACAGGAGCCCCAACATCAACTTCTTACAAGAATATTCTTGATGCCGGCTTCAATAAGTTCACCGCACCATTCTTCGGTGGCTTCGACGGTCTAGACATTACTGAGCGTGATCCACTTCGTAACAACTTGATGCGAAGAGCTTCTAGTCCTACAATCGAGAACAACTATGTTCTAAATACCTACGAGACTGCAATCGACATCTTGTCCGACACAGAGCAATACGAGTACAACATGCTCAGCTTGCCCGGTGTTTGGTATTCTCCAGTCACTGACAAGGTAATCGAGACATGTGAAGAGCGAGGCGACGCTTTGGGTATTATCGACCTTGAGGGTGGCTACATTCCTCCTCACGAGCAATATTACACCAGTGCTGCTAGTCGTAAGGGAAGCGTCGATACTGTGCTTACTAACCTAGACGCTCGTAATCTAAACAACTCATACGGTGCTACTTATTACCCATGGGTATTGGCCCGTGACGGTTCCGGCGCACCGCTAAGACTACCACCATCAGTACCAGCAATCGGCGTTTTGGCTAGAACTGAAGCAGTATCCGATGTTTGGTTCGCACCAGCCGGATTCAACCGTGGTGGCCTTTCTAACGGCGGCGCAGGTATTACCATAACTTCAGTTGATGAAGTTCTAAACTCTGCTGACCGTGATCGACTTTACGCAAGCAACGTCAACCCAATCGCTCGGTTCCCTGCCGAGGGCATCGTAGTGTTCGGACAGAAGACACTACAGGCTACACCATCTGCACTTGATCGAATCAATGTTCGACGCCTTCTCATCTTCTTGAAGAAGGGTATTTCAAGAATCGCATCTGCTACCCTCTTTGAGCAGAACGTCCCAGCCACTTGGAGACGCTTCAAGAATGCTGCTGATGACTTCTTGTCTGCTGTAAAGGTTGGATTTGGCCTAGACGATTACAGAATCGTTCTTGACGAGACAACAACAACTCCTGATCTTGTAGATCGTAATATTCTTTACGCTAAGGTCTTTATCAAGCCAACTCGTTCCATTGAGTTCATTGCTCTAGACTTCCTTATTACAAGATCTGGTGCTTCTTTTGATGACTGATACTAATTATTAGAGAATAAGGAGTTTTTCTAATGGCTTTTGCAACTAACTTTTGGACCAAACCCGGTGCAGCAGATCCTAAACGCAGTTTCCGCTTTAAGATTATTTTCGGCGGAAACGCTATCTGGTGGGCTAAGACAGCCGACCAGCCAATAGCTACCGTGAGTGCCGGCGCAGAGTTTGACTTTTTGATTCACAAGTTTTATTACCCCGGTAAAGTAACTTGGAATGATGTCAGCGTTACTCTTGTTGATCCTGTTACGCCCGGTGCTCTTGATTCTCTATTGGCTACTCTCTACAGAACCGGATACCGGATCCCAGAAAATCCTAATGATGCTTCTTTCACATCCATTTCTAAGGCTGGTGCAACCGGCGCACTTGGAACAGTAGAGATTATCGTCATTGACTCTGAGGGAAGAGACTTACATGCTTGGAAGCTAAACAATGCTTTCATCATGACGGTTAGCCCCGGCGCTCTAGACTATGGTTCAGAAGACTTGATGGAGATCTCACTTGGCCTCAAGTATGACTGGGCAACTTACACTTCTTACCTCGACCCAGCTAATGGAGAGCGTAACGAAGAAGGTTCAAAATACTTTACAACCAGTGATAACGACACCACACAGCTTGGTAGAACATTCCCCACGCCTAATGGCGAGGTTGTTGATGGGAGCAGACCGGCCATTCCCGGCGCACCGTCTGATCCAGCGACCCGTAACCTATCCTGAGATAGCTAACACATTATAATATCACAAAATATTTCACCATCTTTCTATTTATTATATGATAGGGAGATGGTGAAATGCGTTTTTGGACATCAACAAAACTTTCTGCTCTAAATCCAAGACGAGAACATTTATTTTTGATCGAAATGGATTTATTTAACCCCGAAGGCAGTGCAAGCACAAGCACGGTATGGTTTGCGAAATCTGTTACAAAACCCGGTCTTTCTTTCGTATCAGATTCGGAAGAAGACGGAAAGCTTATTGGTGATACTGGTTTCAAATATCAGGTAATAGACGGCGTAGAAGCTTTTAGTGATATAGAAATTTCTTTGATTGATCCGGGCGTTGTGTATGCCACAGAATCTGGTGCCGAGCTTAGCGCAACTGAAATTCTTGTTAGAGCTATGTCTGATCTTCTAAGTGATACTAAGGGCTTTATTAGCGTCCAGAAGTCATCAGAAGCTATAAAATCAATTACAATTAGGCAGCTAAAAAACGATGTTGCAACAGCTAAGGAGGCTCTTGCTGCAACAACAGCCACTGCTGATGCAGCCGGTAACCTTGCAACAGCAGCCGTTGGTGCCTCGACCGGAGCCCCCGGCGGCTTAAGCGGTCTAATTGCAAATTTCCCTGCGGCTGTGGGAGCCGGGACATCAGTCAGAAAATTGCTAGAAAGAGCCTCGACACTTGTCGAGGCAGAAAGCTGGTCCATACACAGTCCTTATTTTAAGAAAATTGATTTCGGATCTTTAGATTATTCTTCAGAAAATTTAGTTGCAATTACTATCACACTAGGTTATACTGGTTATAGTGTAACTTTTGATGGCTCAAGCAGTGACTCTAGAAATTATGAAATAGGCGTCAAGAGTCTTGCCGAGGCTAGTGACGAAGGTAAAGAAATTCAAAGAGCACTCGATGACGGCGCAGCCGACTACATATAATTGATTCTAAATTGGAGAATAGTTTATGAGAGATAATAGTTCAAGATTTGAGGTTCCACAAGAAGAACCACAAGAAGCAAAAGCCGTTGACTTAATGTCTTTTGCGGCCCCAACTCAATTCGTAACACTTCCTTCAAAGGGAAAGTATTACCCAGAAGGACACCCACTCAAAGATCAGGAATCTATCGAGGTCAAGTTCATGACCGCCAAGGAAGAGGATATTTTGGCCTCTCAGGAACTTATCAAAAAGGGCGTGGTCTTAGATCGACTGATCGACAGCCTTATTATAGACAAGCGTCTAAGGGCCACAGACTTGCTAGTTGGAGACCGGGCAGCAATCATGTATGCTGCCAGAATCTCAGCTTACGGTCCAGAGTATCAAACCAAATTTTTCTGCCGTTCTTGCTCTAACGCTGTAGAGCATGAGTTTGACCTTGAAGAGATTCGAGAAAAGGAAGAAGCTGATTTTGAAGACCTTGGCGCTGAGTGGGTTGATGGTCATTGGACTTGTGTCTTGCCTTCTACTGGTGTAACAGTAGCCATGCGACTTCTTGACGGAAAAGACGAGCAAGAAATTGCTAAGTTCACTAAGAAGAATGCCAATAGACCACAAGGTCTTGGTGCTTTAGCGACTCAGTTGCTTTTCATTATTCATAGCATTAATGGAGAGACAGGCAAGGCAGCAATCATGAACTTCGTTCAGAACATGCCAATGAGAGATTCTAAGTATCTTCGCAAGGTTCATGCAGAAGTATCGCCGTCCCTCAACACTGAAATGGAAATTGTTTGTGATAACTGTGGCGCAGATCAGGAGGTGGAACTACCGTTGTCGGTAGAGTTTTTTTGGCCTAAGCAATGATTACATTCAATCCGTGTATGAAGAAATATTTCTTCTAAAATATCACGGACAATGGTCTTTCTTTGAAACTTATAATCTTCCTGTTGTTATCCGACGCTGGTTTTTGGAGCGTTTGATCAAGCAGAAAGAAGACGAGAAAAAAGAAATGGAAAAAGCTCAAAAGAAAGGTAGTCCTAAAGGCCGGTCATAAGACCGGCTTTTTTATTTGTAAACTATTTATTTTGATAAGGTTTATTTTGGAGTCGAGTAATGGCTGAGGGCGATTTTAGCGCAGAGGACCTTTTAAGGTTTCAGGCTGCTGGTATTGATGTAAAAGAGATTAAGGCGCGTAGCGAAGCCATTGCCGAATCTATTAATGTAATAAGTGAAGCAAATATTAGCGCAGCAAGTTCTTTGGGACTCTACACTCAGGCTCTTCGAGATAATGCTACGGCTCAAGCAGAACTTCGCACCGCTGATGCCGCATCGTCCGCAGCCAAAGAACTGCTAACTTCTACAACGAGAAAATTGAATTTAGCTATAGAAGATCAGAAAGTAGACCTGAACGAGCTTTTTCAAGCCCTTGAAAACGTAGAAAAAGCCGAAAAAAACCTAATAAAAGTTCAAGCAGACACAAAAGCCGCCAAGTTACGGCAGAAAGCATTTGAAACTTCCACCAAGAAGGGACTAGATTTTGCCAAATCTCTTACTAACATAAGTGATATACTTGAGTCAACGGATGAGCTAGACCAGTATGCGGTTGGATTGGTAGCAATATCAAAGGACACAGGAAAAGCTGTATTAGGAACGGATCAGCTTAAAAAATCTCTAGGGAATCTTACAAATGGATTTGCAAAAGTATTTGACAGAACCAATCTAGCTGCAAACGCTGTAAAATTCTTTATCAATAACCTGAACAATGCTAAAAAAGTTTCAACAGAAGTTTCTGACGCAATTGTAGGTTTCAACCAAGCAACCGGATCACCGGGCGCTTTCAATGATGTTATAAATGATGCCGCTTCTAGGACTCTTGCTTTTGGAATATCGGCAGCAGACGCCGGCAAAAACTTTGAAACCCTTTTTAAAACCGTAAGAGATTTTGCAGATCTAACACCTCAGGCGCAAATAGAAGTAACAGAAACAACAAGCTTGCTTCGTAAAATGGGATTCGGCGCTGATGCATCAGCACAAAATATTCTATTCCTAACAAAAGCTATGGGCGCTTCGGCAACTGACGCAAGCAAATTCAATGTTGGCCTAATGGTTCTTTCACAAAATCTAAACATGCCTATCGGAGAACTGACCAAAGGCTTCACCGCAGCACAAAAGGTGCTGGCTGCTTCAGCACAGACAACAGAAGAGGTACAGGTCCAGTTCGCTCAACTTGCCGCTCAATCCAAAGCAACAAATATATCAATTGATAGACTGGTCCAAGTTGCTCAAAAGTTTGATACATTTGAAACAGCAGCTACACAGGTTGGAAAACTAAATGCAATGTTAGGAGGCCCTTTCCTAAGCACAGTTGAAATGGTTAGTGCTACGAACCCCGCAGAAAGAATACAACAATTGGCCAGCGCGTTAGATCAGGCAGGCAAGTCTTTCAATGATATGGCTTATTTTGAAAGAAAAGCAATTGCTGACGCTGCTGGTCTTGCCGATGTCAATGAATTGGCGCTGCTGATGTCTGGTAACCTCTCTATGATCGCACCTCCTGAAATGACTGAAGAGCAGATTGTTGCTATGAAAAAGCAAATGCAAGAGTTTACAAAGATAACTGATGCTGTGGAGAACCTTGGTGTTAGTTTTGTCGTAGCATTCTCACCAGTATTTGATTTCTTCAAGGGAATAACAGTAGAGGTTTCTAGATTCTTTGCTCTGTTCTCCGAAAGAATGACATCGGATCCCCTTGGTTTCGGTACATCAACAGAAAACTTTAGAGAATTTTTTCAAGGTGTTATGACCGGGTTTTCAGCCATAATTGATCTCCTTTCTGTTGTTGCTATTCCAATTTTTGATATTTTTGCTGGCATTGTAAATGGTATAGCAATATCATTTAATGCAATAACAACTGTGTTTGGAGTCCTTGCTTCGCAATTTAAAGCAACTTTTGGCGGGGGCTTTTTAGAGTACGCTCTTGAGACAGTAAGAGGAATTTCTGGCTTCTTTCAAGGCATTGGGACACTCTTGAGTACGGTTATAGTTCCTTACCTTATGTTAGCCGCCGCCAAAATGACTGTAATTGCAGTTCAGTCGGGAATTGCTGCCGCTGAAATGGCAGTGGTGGCTATACGGTCAGCGTATGCTGCTGTTGCTGCAATTTTCCAAAGCAATGCCAAGATCCCCATCATCGGCGGCTTTATAGCCGCTGGTATTATCGCAGCTATGACTACTTCTATGGGTAAAGTACCGGGTATGATCAAAGCAGATGACATGATGTCTCCCGGTGGTAATTACGGCAAGCGCGTTCTTTTGGCCCCTGAAGGAGCATTTGCTCTAAATAATCGAGACACAGTTGTTGCAGGAACAAATCTAACACAAAACTCAATTACAAATACTCAGAACAACACACAGGTTGCACAAGCTAGAACAGCCGGTCCAGCAGGTCCAATCAATCTTAATGTTGCGCTTTCAATTGATGGAACTGAGTTCAAGACCTTTGTAAACAGTGTGAAAGTAGATAATACGCTAAACAACAACCTTTATAATTCCATCGCGAAAATGATGGATGGAAGTGGGGTAAGATAATGAAATTACAAATTATACCTTTGCACACTAGAACACCTGCACAGCCCTCCTCGAAGCCGGAAGCTCCGGCTAACAGTGACCTTGGTGGTATCTCATTTACCATAACAACCTTAGGCGCATTCAAGGACGGTGTTGAGACCAAAACCGCCAAAGATCAGGTATTTGGGCGCACTGATCCTATGGAATATTACGAGGGCACAAATCGTAAAGTGTCTTTTGAATTTCAGATAGGTGCCAGTAATGCAAGCCCCAGCGCCATAGAAAGAAACGCTCGCGCTGTCGCACTGTTCATGCAATTGCAATATCCTGCTTATTCGTATATAAAAGGTAAGCGCGGCCCTGTTTTGGCCGCACCACCTCTCTTCAATGTTAGGTTTCTTAAAAGCGACATCAAAATTTTTGATGAAATTGGATACATCAGTGGCTTGGGGTACACCGCTGGGTCAGATACAACTTCAAAAGCACTGCAAAACACAGGTGATCCAGATGGTCTTGTCGGAGTAAAAACCTATAATATTTCTTTCGATTTTAGCGTGATTCATAGAGACATCGCAGGGTTCGATATAGACCTGAGAAACCGTAATGGTGATACAAGGCTAAAGGCTCCTCGCGCAAATCCATTTTATCCATTCAACCAGATCGCAAAATAGGACTATAGGATAATTATGTTTAGATACCAAAAATACACAGAGTTCCTAAATAATGAAACTTTTTACTCTAAGCAAATCAAACGAAGGGGTAAAAAGCAAATTAGACAATATGCTTTGAAATCTCTGGGAAGCATACCAGAAGAGACCAAAAGAGGTCTAAACGTAATAGAAAGAACTTGGGAAGTAAGTACAAAGCTATACAAGTTAGCAGATGAAATATATGGAGACCCAGATCTTTGGTGGTTGATTGGTTATTATAACAACAAGCCTATAGACGCTAATTGGGAACCCGGAGACACAGTTCTTATTCCAACGAATACAAGATTTTTGTTAGAGTTACTGGATGTTATATGACCCCGGAAGAAGCAAAAAAACTAATTGGTATCACGCCTGATACTAACGAAGATTATGTAGATGAATCTCAAATAACAGAAGAATTGAAAGCTATTTATGAATCTCTTAAAGAGGGTCAATTACTTCAAGAGGATTCCACAATATCAAGAAGATTTACTTTAGTCAAGAAATATAAAATGTTGCAACAAAAGAAAGAGTCTGATACATTAACTGAAGCAGAAAGAAAAATGCTAAGACAGTTGAAAGCAAGATTAGGAAGAATTTGAGATGACCACGCCAAAGCCAACACCCTCGCTCCAAGATAAGTTATTTTTGTTTATACACGAGGCGGCAAAAGAGTATTACCCCACAGATATTAAAACTATTTTTGACTCCGGAGGCTCTGTCAACCCTATTTTTCCTCCAAAATATACTAATAACGATATTATTAAAAATTGTATTCCTCAAACTGACACTCTAATAAACAGAAATAATAAGCCAGAAACCGCTTTATTTTACTTGAAAGACGCTATATATGCTGCCCTCGTGCCCGATATTAGGTTTTATAAAGTAATTTATGAACTCAAAGATGGCTTCCCTGATCCAGATCGGAAGAAACTAATAGAATGTCCTTTTCCAAGATCAGCAAGGAATAATATCACCGACGCTGCCGGAAATTTAGTGGGTCAATCAACAAGTGGGGCAGATATTAAGAAATTTGCACAACCACTGGTGGATAGAAGAGGGCAAATAGGGGTCAAATCTTTTGATTGGAATTATGTTGGAACAGATAGTTATACAGCCCTAAGAGATATAGAAGCGGAACTAACTTTGACTATGGATGGTATCGCTGCACTTTCAGCGCAAAGGCAAAATGAAGCAGGCCAAAGATACCGCTTGATGGATCTTCTGATTCAGTCGGACTGTTTCAAAGATCAAACTGGTGGTACACAAGCTCCTAACACCTCTGCTCCTCTAAAATATGATCCGGGCTGTTATGAGATACTAGTCGAGGCAGGGTACCTTATAGATGAAGACAAACTCAAAGACATAATCAAAAAGATGGGCATCCCAACCACAGATTATTCTCCAGTTTTTTTTAACGACGCCGATATTGAAAAGGCAATCAGAAACTTCTCAATAGATAAACTTCGATCTACATTGTATTTAACAGTTGTCGATCACAAATTTACATTTGGAGAAAATGGAAAGGTTGAATGTACGATAAACTATAGAGCACGTTCGGCTGTGACCAGTAGATTTTCTGATACAAATATTTATTATAGCGCAGAACAGAACAGAATATTAAAGATATTTAAAAGAAAAATCGAAGCCGCAGAAGCAATTTTGGAAGCGAAGGCTGTAAGAGGTACATCAGCCGCCTCAAAGGCAGAAAAGGAAGCCATAAAGAGGTATCAGAATTTGAACTCTGCCATATATGCTTCGGCCAAAGTTGGCCCAAGGCCCTTGATCTCCACACGAACGTCTGTAGAAAAAACACAAGAGATTATAGATGACTTCAAAACTAGAAGAGAAGAATTTATTGAAAATGATGTTAACGACCCAGCAACCGGGTTCGGACCAGAAATATTTAAGAGACTGCTTTTTGAAAATAACGTGTATTCCTTTAACGAGTTTACGGTCCAAAAACCTCTCGATGATTATCTTAAAAAACCTACCGTCGCTAGTTTGGCAACTCTAAAGAATGCTTTTGTCCCAAAGGGCACAAGCGGCGCTGGCGTCTTTGGTCCCGGCATTCGACCCGGTACCATTGAGCCTCTGGGATTATCTACCGGTGGTGCCACGGTCAGTTTTGAAAGTCTTGGTTCAAATAAAACTTTTTATTTTTTAGGAGATTTATTGGACGCAATTTTATTTAGAACCAGAGGTACAAGCCCATCAACCGGCAGCATAAGAAGGCAAGTTTATCAAAATTATAGATTCATTCTAAGCAACGTAAAGCTTGCAGACCCAACCAGAGGGCCTAGCGTCTATTCGTTGATTCCATTGGCCGCATTCCCTATTGCTCATACAGTTTTCAGAAAAATTGTCGAAGACCTAAAGGCACAAAAGTCACCCAGAATTTCGTTCACAGGGTTTGTCAACAAGCTGCTAAAAGTAATAGAGAAGTCATTTACTATTGAAGCTACAAAAATAGCTTTCTCTGACAAGAAGTTATTGTTCAACACTTTGACATTTAACCATTACGCAGACTCAATAAAGCCACTTGAAATACAAGATGTAACTTACACTCCCTATCAGAGGGGGCTGACTACAGTATCCCCTGTAGACGTAGATCTTGTTAATTTGTCCGAGGATCTTATACCCGTTAGTGGTGGAAAGGTCAGCCTTCTTCCCCTCCTTCAGCAAACTATATCCAAGCTTGACGAAGATATTATCGACAATTTTAATTTATATCATATAGTTTGTTTTGCAGAAGAATCAGCGAATAACTTTATTAAACGCAAGTATGGAAATATTGTTGAAGATTTCAAGATTAATATACCTCACTTTTCCCATGGTCAAGGATATGGCCTAATAAAAAAGGTTACTCTTGAAAAATCTGATATTCCATTTGCAAAAGAACAAAGGTTTGAACAAGCAAATAAAACTAATGAACTAGATGGAAGGGCAGACTTCTATCTTACCAATTTTTATAATGCAACCTTTGAAATGATAGGGAACGATCTTTGCTCACTTGGCGGATATATTTATTTTGATCCATTTGGCTTAGCGCCTGACGGGAGCCTTGGCGAGCCAAATCAATCAAGTCCGCCATCTTTGTCTTATATTATGGGCCTTGGTGGTATCCATATTGTTACAAAGATAAGTCACAAAATGACTCCCGGCAAGTATACTACAACTGTTAAAACTCGTTGGGAGAACAGAGGAGCACTGAAATCATCATGACCGATAGAGCAGAGCTTGATGCTAAAAATTCTGATGGTGCTAGAGATCTCTATAGAAAGCGTAGAGACTACACTAGATATTCTATCGAAACAGCCGTGCAGGGCTCTGTTCCGTTCAAGATTCTGGGATCCCGCCAACAAATTAACTTTCGGTCTATGAAAGACTTTGAGATCAACAGAAAGTATCTGATTGGTAAAGTAAGTTCTGAACAGTATGCGATTCTACCAAATCCAAGCAAGATAAAGAACATTAAGTTCTCCATAGAAGGAACCAATGTCAGTGCTTTAGATTTTGTGCAAACCAGCTTTGACCAAATGGCTGTAAGGTATTCTGAGTTGCGAGACGAAAGAAGGGTGGTAACTTCACCAGATCCACAGGTTTCTCTTTTAGAAGAACTGCGAGCAGTGAAGGGTTTTGAGAGTTCCCTAAGAACGCAGTTACAAAATATACAAGGTTTTTCATCTCGATTTATAGCAAGCCTAGATAAGCCGACAAAAGACCGAATCACAAGCCTAAGAGACTTTGCCGAACTATACATAGCTTTCCTGCTGGGACCAGACGTTAGAATACCTTATTTCTTGTCTGACTACATCAAATCTAGCTTCAATCCTCAAAGAACATCAGGTCTGGTTATAGAATTGTCTGATGCGTCTTATGGAGATGACGCCGCAAAGGTAAGTGATTTCTTGACGAACAAGAACTATAAAAAGCTGGTTGGTATTGCTCTTGAGTATGGCTTTATGATCGACAAGCAGATTCCTTGGCGTCTGGTTGCTGACGTTAATTCAAAAGCTATGCGCCAAGCAATGAGGGATAATGGATTCGAGTCCGGGTCGATTGATACCGTTTTGGAAGAATACTATTCTATTGTTGACCTAAACGACTTCTTTCTGATGATCCGAGACATGTATAGAGCTTATAATTCGTTCATCAGAACTAATAGCTTTTCCAATAGGACTAGCACAAAGCAGGAAGATGAGTCTCGCGTTATTATAAGAAACCCAATAGAGATTATGCAGCTTTCTCAGATCCCAACAGCAAAATGGATTGCCCTATTTATCCGGCTCAAAAACAAGTCTTCTGGAATCAACATGGGTCATATAGAGCTTAAGAGAATTATTTCAACAGAGACCGAAAAAGTCGGTTATGTCAGTTTGCAAAACATCGTCACGTCGATAAACAAAAAGTTTAACTTTACGCCTTATGAGTTTGGTTCGGCGGCTCATAGAACCCTAGTCCGCAAAAAGCGGTTTGAAAGAGATTCGGAAGACTCCAGAGAAGAAATAAAAGATTTTTATGTTGCAAGTTTGATGAAACAATACTAAAATGGAAGGGCGAGGTTGTTTTGCTTTTCCAAACTTTAGACGATAAGGATAATTGTGTGGGCATCTATACCAACGGTGAACTTCATTTTGACTATGTTCCCGATGGGCTGACGC